ACCATTGGTTTATGCTGCCATTCCTGAAGGGTTTGACCAGGAGACACAATTTATTGTGCAGTTGGACGCGGTAGACCAGGGGAAGGATATTTATTTAGGTGTTGAGGTAAAGGAGATGCCTGTTGAGATAAAAGAAGAATTTGCAGGAGCATTAAAGGTAATAGGGGTATTGTAAGCCTCATCTCCCTCCCCTCTATTTATCCTGTTTGTGGGGATCTCTTCTATAGCTCTTGGGGGGGGAATAAGTTGACAAATCTCTGCATATATGGATAATTAGAATAAGTTTAAGTTTTAGTTATGAGTAGAATTTTATTTTTAGTACCCTCATTAAAAGTCAGTGGTGCATCATTTATTTTTGAATTGATTAATCAACTTGTAAACAAAGGTCACGATATTCAAATTACCTCTTTAGATGAATTAATACCTGTAAATTTCTTTCCTCTAGTTATAAGTCCTATCCCTATTAATCAAGCGCAAGAATTATTTAAAGAAACAGACGCTATTATTGCATATTATCCTGTTTGTGCTTATTACTTAAATGATGTTAAAACTAAGGCTAAGAAATTTTATTTAATTACTGAAAATCAAAAAATATTTTACTCTAAAGAGGTATTTAAGGTTAATTATCCTAAGCTAGATAATGATAGGTTAGAAATCGAATATAATACCCAACAAAATTATATTGAGAAGTCTTATACGTTGCCAATGCAGTATTTAACTACTAATAATGACCTTACAAAATTATTTATAGATTACTATAAAAGAAAAGCGACAACTATACCTATTGGCATTAATTTAAATTTATATTATCCTGAACTTATTTTTGTTAAAGATACGATTAGAATACTCGTAGAAGGCAACCTAATGCCCTGGAAAGGCGTTAATGAAATAAATAAGGTACTTTCATTATTAAGAGGTTATCAACTATGGACAATGAGCGATACTAAATATACAATTAAATCAGATAAGCATTGGCAGAACTTAAATGTAGAGCAAACCAGAAAGGTATTATCCTCTTGCGATATTCTAATAAGAAACTATCAAGAGGATGGCATAGCAGAATTACAGGCACAATCTATGGCTACGGGCTGTACTGTTTTGACCAGAGAAACGTCAGGTACAAAAATGTTTTGCAAAGATAATATAAATTGTTTTAGTTATAATGAAAGTAATGAACTTGAAAGTAAATTAAAGACTTTACTAATTGATAAGGGAATTAGAAATAAATTGATAAGCGGCGGCTTAGAAACAGTTAAGAATTTAAGTTGGCAAAATTCAGTTAATTTATTAGAGAAAGTTATAAAATATGGCAGTAATAAGTCCAAATAGATTAAAAATTTTAGTAATACCTGCCGACCAGCACGGTTGTGGATTCTACCGCATGATGGTTCCTGCTAATGAAATTAAAAGACAGGACTTAGCAGACGTTCAGGTAACTTTCGACTGGAACTGGAAAATGGTTGAATGGGCGCATTTAATTATTATTCAAAGACAATCAGATCAAGCCGCATTTGAGGCAATAGATCAGGCACATTCATTAGGTAAAAAAATCATTTATGATATAGATGATTACTTACAGGGTATTTCACCTCATAATCCATCTTATAACTTTTGGTCGCCAATGGGACCGCATTTAGGCAGAGCATTAAAGATTATGCAAAAATGTGATGCTATGCAGGTTTCAACACCCAGATTAAGAAATGAATACAGTTTATATAATCCTGTTATAGAGGTGATGCCTAATTATTTAGATAAACAACTTTGGGATACACCCGCTTGGACAGCAACTCATTGGGATAATTATTATAAAAAGAAAAATGATAATATAATCAGAATTGGTTATGCAGGCGCAGGATGCTATGATACTGAAACAGAAATTCTTACTGAAAATGGGTTTAAATTCTTCAAAGACTTAAATAGTAAAGAAAAAGTCGCGACTCTTAATCCTCAAAATAATAATATTGAATACCATAAACCCACAAAATATATCGAATACCAACATAATGGTAAAATGCTCAATATTGAAATGCAACAAGTTAGTCTTTGTGTAACCCCTAATCATAATATTTACAGAGCCAGAAAGGGGGCATTAAAAAGTAATCTTAAATATAATTTAGTAAAGGCAGAGGAATTGGATAATAAAACCTTTTATCTTAAAAGAGATGGAAAGTGGTGTGGGGTCAAACAGAAATATTTTATACTACCCAAGATTTCTTTTAGTAGCGGTTCATTCAATGGTTATTATAGAAAATACGGACATAAAACAATTACTAAAATAAAACAAGAAAAGAAAATTAAAATGGAAGATTGGTTGAAGTTCTTTGGATTTTGGATAGCTGAGGGCTGGACATCAAAAACTACTTTTGAAAACCCAAAAGGAAAACAACATAACTTAATGCAAGTTGGTATAGCACAATTTAAAGACAATGAATATTTAGAAGAAATGAAACGAATTATGTCTAAGTATGGTTTTGATGGTAAATATACTAAGGATAAAAAACAACTAAGATTTTGTGATAATCAATTATGGAATTACTTAAAACAATTTGGTGGTGCAAGCGAAAAATTTATACCGAAATATATATTAAGTTTACCGCCCAAAGAACTTAAAATATTATTAGATTATTATATTCGAGGGGACGGTCATATTGCAAAAAGTGGCAAAACCCAAGCTTGGACTTCTTCCGAGAAATTAGTAGACAATTTATCAGAAATTGCATTAAAAATCGGATGGGGGGCAAATGTAGTAAACAGGGGGAAAAATAGAAGTGGTGAAAACCATACTATTCGGGGTAAGATAATACGAGGTAATTATGATAATTATCAAGTTACCTTTTTAAGAAAGACTATGCCTTCGTATTTCAAACCTTTTATTAAAAAACAGCATCAAAAATGGATAGATTATGACAATAAAGTCTATTGTGTAGAAGTTAAAAATCATATTATACTTGTAAGGAGAAGGGGTAAATATATTTGGTGCGGAAATTCACATTATCATGATCTGCAATTAATAGAGCAAGTAATTACAAAGATTTGTCAAAAATATCCACAAGTTCATTTTTGTTTAATGGGATATTTTGGTGAATCAAATACAGGAAAAAATCTTTTTCAGGATATACCAGGTAATACAACTATTTGCTCACATTGTAAAAATGCAGGTCAACTTGAAAAAATACCAGGCATTGACTTATTATATTATCCTAGTAAACTAAGAGAGTGTGCTTTTGATATAGGGATAGCACCATTAATTGAAACAGGTTTTAATCAGGCAAAAAGTGATTTGAAAATCAAGGAAATGGCAGCATTAGGTATTCCAGTAGTAGCATCTAATATCATACCTTATAAAGACAGCATTAAACATGGATATACAGGGTTCTTGGCAAACACTGGTAAAGAGTGGTATGATATGATAGAGTTATTAATTAAAGACGAGGTATTGAGAAAACGACTCGGTATGAATAATTATCAGTGGTATAAAGAAAATACCATTGATAAGCATATATTAGAAAGATTACAGTTTTATAATAGAGTAGTAAGTTTTAATCAAAAATGGTAGAATTAAATTGTAATCTGAAAGGAAAGAAAAAATGGCAGCAACATTTCAGTGGTGGGGAGAATATGGGGCATCAGGTGCTCCGACCACAGCAGACTTGGGAGTGTCTGGAAACCTTTTTAACTTTAAGACACTTGATTCGCTTGCCTCGGCAGCGGATTACACGTCTTATCCAATTACTGCGGGTAACAACTCGTATGAAACTTGGCTTAAAGGTCATTTCACAGGAACATTCAATAAAGTCCAAAATGCTAAATTTTGGAATTCTGCTGGAGGACCGGATTCAGGTATAGGAATTAAATGGGACGGTGTAACAACCGCCTATGTAACTCCTGTTACAGGTGCAAGTTCAATTGCAACTGCTAATGTACCAACAGCCTCTCCAGGTTCAGCTAATGTGTCGTTTGGGGGTAGTCTTGCGGGCAGTATAACTGCAGCAGGATTTTCGGATTTTATTTTAATGCAAATGCAGACAACAACTGCGGCTGCAGCCGGAGATTCTTCCACGTACACTTTTACACTTTCGTACGATGAAAATTGACCATTGACATTACTTATGACAAGAAGTATAATGTTAATACATGGTTAATGACATTAGTAAAGAGAACCTAAAAAACAACTATTTAGTAAAAGGATTAAGTTCTTATGAAATAGCATCCATTTACGGATGTAGTAATCGAACAATTTTAAATAAATTAGAATTGTTTGGTATACCTAAAAGAACTTATAAGGATAACAAAATGCCTACTCGCAAGGGTGGGCATTTGTCTGTTATACATCGAGATCATATTCACAAAGCATTAAAGGGAAATCCTAAAGTTGCTGGAATAAAAGGTGAAGCTAATCCACGATATAAAAGTCATAAAGTTGAATGTTTCGTTTGTCATAATCAAATAATTAGAAAGAACTGCTTCTTTAAACAATTTAATCGATTCTTTTGTAGTTTTGACTGTCAAAGTAAATATAAAAAAACATTAGTTGGTAAAATGGCAGGTCATTGGAAAGGTGGAGGTATTCAAGTCAACTGTGCTCAATGTGATTCATCATTAATAAAACCAAAATGTATAGTGAATAGTTCAAAAACTCATAGATTCTTTTGTAGTAAAAAATGTTCCTATAAATGGAAGTCTGATAACTTAAATGGTGACAAGATTTACAACTGGAAAGGTGGCTACGATGGTTATTATGGACCTAATTGGTTAAAACAAAGAAGAAAAGCATTAGAAAGAGATAATAAAACTTGTAAAATTTGCAATAAAACACAAAAACAACTTGGTAAAAATCCTGATGTTCATCATATAATACCCTTTATAGAATTTACTGTAAAAAGATTTCTTGAAGCAAATAATTTAACTAATTTAATTTGCTTTTGTAGTTATTGCCATTCCAAGGTTACTAATGGTATAATTAAATTTACAGGGAAGAACTATAGCGAAATTTGTGAAGAAATATTAATATTAAGAGAAAGTTATGGCTAAACAATTAATCGTTAATCCTAATAACGAAACGTTTGCTAAATTAATGAGGAGTATCGCTAAAGCAATACGGACAAAAAATACAGTTTCTATTAATAAAATAAAAGCTGAATTTGCTGAATATGATACAACTCTATTTTATAATGATAAACGTGATGAAATTAGGGTTTTGATAAAAGATTGTCCGTTTGTTGATTTTCCTGTAAGTCAATTTACGGATATTAAGTAAAAGCTAGACCGTTTGTAATGCAATATGACCGATATGTTCGGAAGGAATACAATTCTTATGGTCAATGAATTAACTGAAAAGGAAAAACAAGCCCGTCAAGAATTATCTTTTGAATGGGTAGCTCATTATAAAGATAATACTGTATTAAATCAGTATGATAATGAAAAACAGTTAGTTTATAATTTTGGGCATATAGACCAAGAAAAAATATACGAATTTGAGTTAGTCCCTAAAAAGAATAACTTAAATCCTGTAAAGATAAATCTTGAAACTGGTTTGTTTTATATTAATAACAAACTATTTAAAGAATTATTTGCGGGAGAAAATCGTATACCTCTTGGTCTTTTTTTGAAAGATAAAAAAGTTGTATCCTCATGGGGCAATAAAGCTAAATTAATTTTTGTAAGACATGTAAGAAGGGAATTTGCACCAACATCTTTGGGATATGGTATGCAAGTTTCAAATATCTACGAAATTGGCTGGGAAGCTGACGTAGATGGAAAACACGAAAAACATGCCTTATTAATAGATGAAAAAGGTAGCTTTGCTATTCCTCCCACCTCCGAACAACAAGGTTTCAAAGCATTGTAATCCAAACGATAAGATTTAGGCTCAGATTTAGACTATTAGTGGTTTGAACTGGGCTTTTTTATTATATGAAAATTAACTTTCCAAAATTAAATTCATTTTTACCTCATAACAGGCTTGAACTTAGAAATTGTTTAAGATTGGATGATATAAGTAAATATTTCTGGGCAGACATAATTGATAGTTATAGTGAAAGTAATTATGCAGGTTCATTATATGATATATATTCTGGTTGGAATGAAAGATTTGGTCAATCAATTACAGGAGACGGAAGGCCACTTAATAGTTGTAAATTTTATTTAAAAAAATTAGGTTTACCAACAGGAAATGCAGTTGCTAAATTATATGCTCATGCTGGAACTTTTGGAGGAAGCAATTACGATGCTATTCCTACCGGCGCAGCTTTGGCAATCTCTAATCTATTTGACGTTTCAACTTTAACTACGTCTGTTCAATTAATTGAATTAACTTTTCCTACTCCTTATACGTTAGAAAATGGAATTCATTATTTTATAGTCTTTGAGGGAGATAATCTGGGAGACATAAATAATGTGATACGTATAGGAGGAGATACTACTTCATCTACTCATCCAGGGTCCAAGTGTACTTATAGTGATTCTTTAGGTTGGACGGGATCGGGTACTACTTCTGATTTTATTTTTTATGCCATAGCAGCAACAACCATTGCGCTTACAGGAACAATTACCGCCTCTATTATCAAGTCCGATATAGTGGCAGGAGGCAAGACGGTAATTTTGACCTTATCGAACGATACATGGGTTGCAGTTGGCGCAACCTTTGATGCACAACGACAGAATATCATCAACGGCATAGACTCCGCTCAATCAGAGGCCACAGGTTGGGATGCAGAGGTTAAAGCCAAGATACCCGTTACTGATGTAGTTAGGACAAGCGATACAGTAGTTACAATTACTTTATCGGCAGAGGCCGGATATGATATTATCGCTACCGAAACTATTACGGCAACTATTCCCGCAACGGCTTTGACAGGTGGGGTGGCAGTTGTGGCAAGTCCGACTTTTACGGTGGATCCATCAACAGAAATTCAAAACCAAACAATTACAGCAAAAAGTTATATTACAAACCTTCCTCCAACAGTTATTCTTAATAGTCCTGCGAATAATGAAGCAACTTTAGATATTACTCCAACTTTGGATTTTACTGGAACAGATATTAATTTTAACGATATTGAATATGATATACAAATTGATACTCTTAATACATTCAATGGTCAACCGAGTTGGGATATAACTAATGCTTTATATACAGAAAAAACTTTTACCGCAGATCAAGATGCAACCTCTAATTCTATTTTTATAAGTACAGATGGGACAAAAATGTATATGGTTGGAGGAACTAATCATGTGGTTTATCAATATACACTCTCTACTCCTTGGGACTTATCTACCACACTATATGATAGTGTTAGTTTTTCTGTTGCTAGTGAAGACACAAACCATCACACTATTTATTTTAAAGCAGACGGGACAAAAATGTATTTAATCGGTTACACAAATAAATCTGTTTTTCAATATACACTCTCTACTCCATGGGACTTATCCACTGCCTCATATGATAGTAAAAGTATCAATGTTAATTCTCAAGCTACTAACCCTAGTGGCCTTGCTTTTAGTGTTGATGGAACGAAAATGTATGTTTTGGATTATACTACTCATGCAGTTTATCAATATACTCTTTCTTCCGCATGGGATGTGTCTACGGCTTTGTATGCAAGTTTAAGTTATGTTTCTACCGAACTTTCAACATCATATAGCGTCATATTATCTCCTGATGGGACAAAGATGTATTTGTTAGAAAATTCAGGTCAGACAATTTATAGTTATACACTCTCTACTCCATGGGATGTTTCTACCGCCTCATATGACAGTAAAAATCTTGCTTTTGGTATTACAATTACAAGTTGTGTTAGTGCAGCAATTAAATCAGATGGATCAAGATTATATCTGCTTGATGGAACTTCTCATATAATTTATCAATATAACATCGGGATACTACTTTTAGAAAAATTTTCATTAACAGATATAGGCTACCTAAATCCTGATGTACCTGATGATACGCATCCTTTTACATCAGGAGAAAATATTCAATTTACAGTCCAGACAGGAGATGAATTATCAAGAAATACTACTTATTATTGGAGAGTTCGAGGAAAAGACCCATTAGGAAGTAATACATATGGAGCATGGAGTGAAACAAGAAGTTTTACTGTAATAACACAAACCATTCAATCAAAAGCCAGAATTCAAATATCAACAAATCAAAATATAATATCTAAATCCCGTATTCAATCTGAAAGTACTCAAAATATTACTACTAAAGCAAATATTATTGCTACTCAACAAAAGACAATTCAGGCAAAATCAAGGACCAGTATTACTTCAATACAAAATATTACATCAAAGATTTCTATTCAAAAATCAATTACACAGACTATTAGTGTTAAAGCAAGAATACAGATTATTTCTCAACAAATAATAACCACTAAATCCAGAATACAGATTAGTTCAAGTAAAACAATTGATGTTAAAAGTAGAATCCAAATTTCAATAATAAAGACATTAACCGCTAAAAGTAGAATTCAAATAAATACAATTAGTTTGATTCAATCTAAAGGACGAATTGAGCAATCAAGCATTAAAACGATTATCTCTAAAGGTCTTATTACTTCGACAAGTACTCAATTAATTACTGCGTTAAGTCGTATCGAAAAGCATATAAGTTCTACTATTCAGGCATTAACAAGAATAACCCAAACCGTTTCTCAAATAATTGAGGTTAAAGGACGAATCCAATCAGTTTTTACTCAAACATTAATAGCCAAGGGGCGAATACAAATTAGTACAAGCCAAACCATATCCGGTAAGGGTCGTATTCAAATCATATCCACCCAAACATTAAGTGTTTTGGGTCGTGTATCAATTACGTCAACACAAACCACAGATGCCAAGACCAGAATAACTTGTCAATTTACACAAACCATTTCTACTAAAGGAAATATAAGTATTACTCAAATTAAAACTGTTATATCAAAAGTAAATATTCAAACTATTTTATCACAAACGGTTATCTCTAAAGGACAAATTAAAATTGTAGGAGTCCAACAAAATATTAACGCTAAATTATCTATTCAAAAAGAGTCAGTTCAAACAATAGAATCAAAAGCAAGAATAAAAGTAACAACTATTCAAACCGCAGAAACTAAAGCAAGGATTAAAATATTAAGTATACAAACATTAACTACCAAATGTAGAATCGAAATATTTAGTGTTTCTACTATCACTACTAAAACTCGTATAGAAAGAATTTTTACTCAAACTTTAACAACTAAATCAAATATTTTACAAACAATCTCTCAAAGTATTTTAAGCAAAGGGAGAATTGAAATTCATCAATTACAAACTGTTAGTACTAAAAGCGATATTGTCCAAAGCAATATTCAAGAAATAATTGTTAAAGGAAGAATTACTCAAAATGTTTCTCAATTAATAACATCTAAAGGACGTATTGCTCAACAAAGAACAGAATCAATTACTTCTAAAGGAAGAATCCAAGTAAATATTAATTATTCTATTCAGAGTAAAGCAAGAATACAAATCGGTTCTACTCAATCTATATCGGCAAAGGGAATGATTCAAATTTATAGTACTAATCAAGTAAATGCCAAAGCTAGAATTAAAATTTCTACCAGCAATACTATTCAATCTAAGGGAAGAATTACTCAAAGTAATCAACATGATATTACTGCTAAAGGTGCAATTTTAGTTACCTTTACAAAAACCATTACCACAAAAGCAAGGATTACATTAATTACATCTCAAGAAATTGAGGCACATGCAAACATTAAAAATAATTTAACTAGAACAGCAACCGCTAAAACCCGTATTCAATTATTTGGTGGAAGAGAAATTGACGCAAAAGCAAATATTAGGAATGTAGAAACACAAATTGTAATTGTAAAAGCATCTATCCAAAGAGGATCAACTCAAATTATAAATAGCAAGGCTCGAATTGAAATTATTACTACTAGAACAATAGTATCAAAAGGTCGTATTGCTGTTAATTCTCTTAGTGCGATTAATGCTAAAGCTAGAATACAGATTCAATCTATTAATCAAGTTAATGCAAGGGCGAATATTAAAAATAATTATAGTAAAACGGTTGCTGCTAAAGGTCGAATTACTATTGCATCTACCCAAACAATTACCGCAAAAGGAAGTATTTTTATTAGTAGAACAATAACAACTACTGCTAAAGGAGATATTAAAAAAACAGCAAGTAAAAATATATATGCCAAGGCTAATATTATTGGATATGTAATAAGAACTATTATAGCCAAAGGTATAATTCAAAAAGGTCATGACATCACAATTAATAGCAAGGGCAGAATCCAAATTACTCATACCGAATTTGTTATTGTTAAAGCCAATTTAGTATCTTCTGGAATTCAAACAATAACCGCACATGGAAATATTGATAATGGTATTCATCAAAGTATTTCTGCTAAAGGAATTATTAAGATTACTGTTATAGTTTCAATAAATACTAAGGGTAATATTAAAAAATCAATAACTCAAACTGTGAATGCCAAAGCTAGATTGCAAACTATCTTAGTTGTTGAAATAATTGACAAAGTTAGAATCGAAGACAGAGTTAAAGAAGTTACTTATGTTAAAGAAAAAACTAAAGAAATAGTATATAATAAGGTAAATGTTAAAGAAATAAAAAGCCAATTTACAAATGCAAGAGAAATTGTTTATAATAAAGTTACTACTATAAATATAGTTGAACCAAAAACACAACAAATTAAATGGTTCACAATTAAAGGACACATTAATTAAAAAGGAATAAAATATGGACCAATTACTTTTAAATACTCAAGACTTGATTAGTATAGATATTTATTATAATAATGTATTAACTACTCCTACATCAATTACTATTACACAAATAACTAATCCAAATGGAGTAGTTATTCTTACAGATGTTATTCCCACAGTAGGAAGTACTACTGGTAGATATGAATATACACTTGCAGCTGATAAAACATCAACTCTTGGTGTTCATACTGCTATATGGCAATTCGTTATTGGTACTACAACATATGAACATATTCAATATTTTGAGGTTGTTTCCTCAATTAGAACAGGATATGTTACACCTTACGAAATAAGACAAAAATCAGTTTATAGCAAAATTACTGATACAGACCCCACAGACGAAATTCTGCAAAAATACATTGATAGATCAACCAGTATTATAGATACTTATTTAGGTGATTCTATTGGTTACGCAATTTATACAGAAAAACGCAGATGTGTATTAGACAAGGTTCATAATGGAATTCATGCTCAATTAAGTCATAGACCTATTATTAGTTTAACAAGCGTGCAATTAGATCAAGGACCTAGTAATACTCTTGATTTAGATGTTGATTATATTCGGATTAATAATGAAGCTGGATATATAGAATACTTTAGTGATATATCAGTGCCAACATTAAGAATTTGTACTTTTGATCCATCTGCTTCACAAATTATACCCGTAGCCACAGTTGTTTATACCGCAGGATATGTAACAATACCCGATAGGGTAAAAACTGCTACAGTAATGATGGTTGAGGAGTTATATAAAGAAACTGAGGGTGATGACAAGCAATTGCAAAGATTTACGATTGATAATATTACAGAGGTATATGAAACGTCAAAGGCAGAGGATAATGCGATTACTGAATTAGGACTTAAAAATGCAAGGGCAATCACTAAATTACTAAGTCCTTATAGGCAAAGTTATAAACGATTCCCATTCGCACTAGGTCCATTAGGATAAATATGTATGAACAAATAGTTTATAAACATTCAGGTCAGTATTATGAAATCCAAAAGAAAGAATTATTAGAAAAAGGTTGGGAGATAATTACAGATGATGAAGAGAAAACTATTTTTCACAAATCACTAATCAATTAGGGAAATGGATTATGAGTATTCACTCTATCCCGTTACATTTTTTAAATACGACAGTTCACATTTTCAGAGAATCAACGACAATTGATGATATTGGCGATTTATCCACGTCTCTTAATTTAGCTTATGCCTCTTTAAAGGCTAATATTCAACCTAAGTTAGATGATGTTCATTTTGAAATTCAAGGCAGGGTTCATGTTCAAGATCATGTTGCTTATATCAATCGGGTAGAAAACAGTGTTTTAAGAGATATACATAATGGCGATATTGCATTTGACGAAAAAACCAGAATCAGATATATGATTTTAGGTGTTGAGGCTTGGCAAGCGGCAGATAACAAATTAAGCGATACTCACCATATTACATTAAGATTAAAAGCAATATCAGGTATACCCAAAGAACAATTAGAGGTTAAAACAGTAACATCGAAAGGAAAAATAACGTGAAAATAGGAATGTCCGTAACAGGTATTAATGATAGCAAAATTGCTCTTAATGCAGCAGGAGAAAATATAGTTGTGGTATGCAGGAGAGCAATGTTTAATAGTGCTGTTAAAATATCAGAACGGGCTAAAGAAATTTTACGAGAAAAAGTACGCAAAATACCGCCGATTTACAGTACGGGTAAAACAGAGAGGTCTATTAAGGTAAATATTTTAGATAAAGATAGGGTTACTATTGGTCCTGATATGCGTGAATCCCCTCACTCCGAATGGGTTGAGGTGGGACATCGCGTAATTCGTGGCTATACAACAAAAACTCATAAACCAATAGGCGGTACTTGGTGGGAGGGTTATCATTACATGGAGGGTGCATGGTTAGAAATATCACCTACTATCCCTAAAGAGGTTGCTGATTCAGTTACATTGAGTTTAAAAAAATTTGGTAAAATGAAAACAACACAATTAAGAAATATAAAGACAGGACAATTTACTCCTGGTAGAATAAATATATCATAATATTATGTCGCCCGTTTACGCAAAAAATCTACATTTTCTTAAAGAGGCATTATTCACTAAACTTAATGATGATACAACATTAAGAGGATTACTAGGTGGGACTGGCCGAATATTTCACCGTGATCCACCGCAAGAGGCAATTTATCCTTGTTTAGTTTACGCTGTTATAGATGATCGGGATAATCCTTATAATGAAACCTGTATTTCAGGAGAGGTTACTACGTCTAATATCAGGTTTACAATTTTTAGTAATGATTCAAGAACTGAAACATCTGATAATATAGAGGCTAGAATTAAAATATTAATAAACGGACAGAGAACATTAGACACAACAAAGATAATCTGCTATAGTTGTGTTAGGGATTCTTTGATAGAACCTATTAAAGACCCTGAGTTACAATCCTGGGTTACGCCGATTAGATATAGGATAACTTGGGCTACTAAGTAATAGTTATAGGAAGGAGTAATATTATGGCAACACAAGTACAAGTTACACATGATCCAGAGGGATCAATTTTAAAAAAACCATCATATCTTATTGAACTTGAGAATAAATGGGTTAGATGGACAGGTATTGAGGACAAAGAGGCTTTCGAGGCAATAAAAGATTTATCCGGTGATTTATATAGTGAAATAAGAAAATTAGAGGCTCAACTTTGTAAAGAGATTGAGAACAGGAATTTACCTGAGGATTTTAAAGAATTCACTAAAGCCCGTATAAGAGATACATGGCGGGATATAATCGGACACCAAAAAATTGGTCTTGATAAATTATGTATCGTTATCAGAACACATATACCTGTTAAGAAAGAAAAATAAATATGGCAAAAATACAACGATCAATTAATCAACTAAAACATGCTGATCCAATAGCAGAACCTATTGTTATAGAAAAAGAAACCACTCAAACAATAGAAAAAGAACCTATTGTTAAAAGTATCCCTATTGAGGTAAAATACAGAGAGGTAGTCTATCTTGGGATAGCACAAGAGGCTGAGAGAATTGGTGCAGTTACAGGTAATATATATATCTTTAAGAAAGATACATATAGAATGCCTGAATCAACTCAAATAGACGAACGTGATTACCCAGCATTAATAGCTGAAAAAGGTAAAGGCTGTGCTAGGCGAGATGCTTCGATTTTATTCATGTCCAGATTAGAATGGAATTTAGAATTAGAGCAAACTAGAATAGCCAATAATAGTAAATAGTTTTAGTCTTAGTTTTAGTGTCAGAAATTGAATTTTTAAAAAAAGGAGGACTAAACTATGAGCGTAACAGCCACCAATATAAATACGGGAGGTGCTGTGGTCAAAATAGGAGGTCGTGTCAATGCGTCTGCTAATGCGGATGGATTTTATGACATGGACATTCTAGGAACTGATGTCGGATGCACAACAGGTGGAGTCACAGTGACTTACACCATTGAAACATCTGATATATTCTGCGACCAGGTAACCCCTCCTGTCAATGTTGCGGTAACAGGCGAAACGGCTACGGTTGAGTTCTCGATGTTAGAGTCAACAGCTCAAAATCTTGACTTAGTAACTGGTGGAGGATCAGTATCGAAAGATGCTACTTCCGCTTACTATGTAGGGTTTGGTGGTGTTCCAGGGGCAGCCTTTGAACCACTTGAGCTAGTGATAACAGATAATGATACTGGTTATCTGACAACATGGACATTTTTCCGTTGTCATCCAGGAGGCATTACAGCTAATTTCGAGAGAGAAAATCCGACAGCATTTGGGGTAACATTTACTGCGTATGCAGAAACATCCCACGCATCGGGTAAACAACTGTTTCAAGTCAAGCAAGCCAAATCGTAACATTTACTTGAATTAAACAGTAAAAGATAAAGGAGAAGTTAATATGTCTGAAGAAAAAATAATGAAAACATCTGCTGAAATAGTTATTAATGGTCAAAAAAAGACTATTCAGAAACTAAGAGCAGGTAAGTTTTATGATGCACAAAAGATAATTGCTGAAATGTTTCGACAAGCAGCTCAACTTTCTGCATCCTCAAAATCCATAGAAAGTGATAAAACACCAACAAGTGGTAATAAATCACCAGATGTGGACATGGGAGCATTATTAAGTCTATTTGAAAAGTTGCCAACTCATGTAGCAAAATTTGTTGCTATATGTGCAGAAATGTCAGATGAGGATTTATTAAAAGAAGCGTATCCTGAGGAGATAAATAAAGCATTTGACATTTGCTTGGAACTTAACAATGTAATGGAAAACCTAAAAAACTCCGTAGCCCCTATAGAGACGCTAGGGGCGGTCAAAAGCAAAAATTAGGCGTAAATCAACTGCCACAAGTTGATTTCCTTACATGGTGTATAGACGTAATTGCCTCTCGATATGGATGGACAAGAAAATATTGTCTTGATGAAATGTACTGGGAAGAATTTTGGGAGCATATAGTTATAGCTTCTAATTTCACAGCAGAGGAGAAAAATGCTGAATTTAGATTTCAGTTTATGCTACATGCAACGAAAAAAGATGTACATAAATGGCATGATCTCCCTATCCCATTTTCATCTGATAAAAATGTGCAGAACAGAGATATTAGCGGAATCTCCCAATTACCCACAAATTTGCAGGGTGTTATATATCGCCCAGATGCCGTAGTGAATAAGGTAAAATAAAACTATGGCAACTATAGGTGAATTAATATTAGTATTAAGAGGTGATTCCAGTAATTGGAAATCAGAGGTTAAAAATGCAGAAACAGCCTTAGACCATTTAGCAATGGTGGCTAAAAAAGTAGGTCAAGACCTCAGTAAAGTTACTGGTGAAAATTTTACCTTTGCAGATACATGGAAAAAGGGAATGGTTGATGCTGTTTCTGGCGTTATATCTGAATTAGATCCAATAATAAATAGATTAACTGGTTATAATAGCGCATTATTAGATCAATTAGTTGATACAGGTGAAATTACTAGTAAAGATGCAGGATATGTCCGCGATCTTGCATTACAAGAATTAAATGCTGCTAAATCCAGTGAAATTTTTCAACAAACATTAAATAGTCTTTCCGCAAAACTCTGGGTTGTAACAATGGGTCTCCAACAAATGGGAAGAAGTCTGACCATGGCATTTACAGTCCCTATAGTTGCTCTTGGTGTTGCATCTGTTAAAACATTTGCCGATTGGGAAACCGGCACTAAAAATCTTCAAGCATCTGCTGATATGACTGCTGGTGAAGCCAATAAAATGACTGATAGTTTTCGTGATTTAGCATCAGTTATGCCTCTTAGCGTTACAGAATTACAAGAAATTGCCCGAACTGCTGCTGAGGCAGGTGTTAGTACAAAAGGTTTAGAAAAATACACAATTGCTATTGCTAAATTAGTTACTATTTCTAAAGAACTTAATTTAAAAACTGCCGCAGAAGCTCTTGTATCTGTTTCTAAAGCATTTGGTATTAGTGAAGATAATGTTGAACGAGTCGGTTCAGTAATTAGAAAAATGGCTAAAGAATCAAAAGGAGGAATGGATGATTTTACTGCAGCCTTACTTCGGGCTATGCCTGCTGCCTCAATGTTAAGTATTAACTTTCAAGATGTATCTGCAATGTTAGCAGCTATTATTCCTGTGTCTGGTACTGCAACGAGAGCTGGTACTAATCTTACAAGAATGTTTGACCAGATGACAACAAACTTACCTAAACTTGCCAGTCAAATGGGAATTACTCAAGACGCATTAAAAGAGATGATTAACAAAGATGCTGTAAAAACATTACAAACATATATTAAAGGATTAGGTCTTGCCACCGATCAAGTTGAAACAAACAGAGCGGTATTAGAAATTTTTGGACAAGAAGGAGCAAAAGCATTAAGAGCTTTAATTGCTCAATATAATGTTTTCTTAAAAAGACAAAAAGAATCAGAACAGGCATATATAGATGGAACAGAATTAACTAAAGATTATAATATTGCATCAGATACACTTGCTAATACATTTAAACTATTCCAAAATGCTGTTTTAAATGTTGCTAATGCAATTGGAACTGATCTAAATAAAGTTATCGTTCCTGTACTTAATAATGCAATTAGACTTACCACAACACTTGCTGCTATATGGATTTCATTACCTGATCCAATGAAACAAACATTAATTTCTCTTGCGGGAATTTTAGCAATATTAGGACCATTGATTCTAGCTATTAATACTTTAATATCACCTATTGTTGGATTAGTAACTGTTCTAGCAAAAGGAGGACTTGCATTAACTTACATTAAAGGTCTTTTTGGATTAACGACAGCTGCTGCTACAACATTCTCAGTAACAACTGCTACTACATTGGGTCAAGTAACAACAGGATTAGCGGCAACAGGTACAGCAGCAACAGGAGCTACTGTAGGGTTTGGTGCGTTTCTATTAGTAATAGGAAAATTTCTAATAATCGCAGCTGCTGTTGTTATCGCTATTAAACTTATTCAAACTGCTCTTGATAAATTATCCAAGATTAAAATATCATTCGGTATTAATCTTGGCGATATAGTTAAAGTATTATTAGGAAATCTTGGCGATAAAATTAAAGAAACATTAGGACTTAAAGGATTTGAGGATAGAATGAATGAAATTAAGAAAAAGGTCGAAGGTACATTAGGTGATATTGAAACAAAAAGAATAGAGGAGGCAGCAGAAAAAATTAAAGATGGATTAACAGGAATGGCTATTTTAGCTAGAGAATGGGGAGATGATATAATGTTAAGTTTTCTTAAAGGATTTACTCAAGCAGATTTTAGTGTTCTTAATGAAAACTTAAAAGTTTTTGAATCTTATTTTCAAATACTTGAAAAACAAGGTAAATTATCCACTGAACAAGTGCTTAATAACACAATTGAGGCACGAAGAGTATTGGCTCAAGCTATAAGCGATGTTAAAAGTTTAGGATCAGTTAGTACAGAGACACAAACTAAAATACAAAGTCTGGTTGGTGCAGCAAGAAGCGAGGGCATTATTAAACAAATAATGGCAAGCGTAAAAGTCAGTCAATTACAGGATACGATTGATGCGTTAAATGAGCAAATGAAACAGCAGAAAGATGCAATAAAACAACAAACAGATATTATTGATGACAGGATTAAATATCAAAAAAAGATTTATAATAACCAGATTGATGCGGAAAACGATCAGGTAAAATTATTAGAAAAACAAAAAAGATCATTAGAAAAAGCATATAAATCACACCTTAAAGTATTTCAAGATTCAGTTGATATTGCTCAAAGAGAAAAAGATATTAGTAAAGACCGACTTGACATGATTAAAGAAAGTAATCAGGTTTTTCTTGATAATCTAACTGCACAAAGAGATGCTTTAAAAGATAATGTTGATAATGCAAAAGATACCTTGCAAGAATTAGAAGACCTAAATCAAGTTCAAGTAGATAATGCTGAGGGACTTTTGGACTATGCCAAAATGAATCTTGAATCAGCAAGAAATCAATTAAAAAAAGAAGAAGCACTAGGACATGATGAATGGGATGCTACTTATCGAGCTGCATTAGAAAGAACTACTATTGCAGGAAATCAAGTTGATGAGGCTTATAGTCTTTATATCAAAACTAAACAATTAGGTACAAAAGAAATTAATATTGCTAAACAGGATGTTAAAATCGCACAAACTCAACTTGATTTATCACAAGATCAATTAGACGCAGCTAAAAAGGCAGCAGATCAACAAGAAAAAGTTTACGAAGATCAAATCAAAGCAGCAGAAAACACATTGGATGCTGCCAAAGACACTTTAGATACTTTTAAAAGTTCATATCAAGATCAATCTGATTTATTACAAGAACAAATAGATGTTCACAAAAGCATGGTGCAGGATTTGCAGGATGCTCGTGATGAAATTGTAGATAAATTAACTAATGAAAGAGATATTTTAAATGAAAAATATGATATTCAAGCCAAAATAGAACAGAATAAAATTGATAATGCACAAAAATCATTAGATATTGCTAAAAAATCATTAGAATTTATAAAAGGAATAACTGACCAATATGAAGCAATTCAACAAGCTCAAATAAAAGCAGCTGATAAATTAAGTGGTGGAACTGATTTTGCCGGCATTGCAGCAGGTGATGGTGGCGGTGATGGTGATAGTGGCAATAACAAGAAATTAGCATACATTGATAATACTCTTAAATTATTAGATGAGGTTAATACTAAACTTGATGAAGCACAATTAAAAGTTGATGAATTAAAAACTACTACTCCTTCTGCCTTTAATTTTGAATCTCTTGGTTTTGGGACTCAAGGGTTTGATATTTCAAAGTTAAATTGGGGAAAAATGAAAGATGATTTAATTGAAAAAGTTAAATTAATTAAATGGGGTGAGGTAGGCAATGCTATTTGGGATACAATGTTTCTTGGACTAGGAGTTTCAGGTGCTATCCTTAGTATTAATTGGGGACAACTCAAAGATGGTTTTATTGAAAAAGTTAAATTAATTGATTGGGGTAAAATAGGTGATACTATTATTGGATCAATAATTTCATCTTTAGGAGTTGTTGGTGCTGTTTTTGATTTAATTAATATTGGACCTAGTATTTATAACGCTATTGTATCTGGATTAAGTGATTTAGAATCATCTTTAAAAAATATTGGCACTTGGATAGGGCAAGTAATTGCTTCAGGACTTGGTGAATCATGGAATACATTAAAAGATGCAGCAAAAAATATTATCGGAGGAATAGGTGCTGGATTAAATGATATGTGGGAAACAATAAAAAGTTGGGGATCATCAGTTGGCAATTGGTTAGGTGATGGAATTAAAGGAATATGGAATAATATAAAAGACGCAACTAAAAATATCATAGGGGCTATCCCTTCTGCGATAAATGATTTAATAGAAACAATAAAAGGATGGGGTACAAATATTGGTCAAAATCTTGCCAATGGTATTTATGGAGTTTGGTCTACAATAGCAGATGCAACTAAAAATATAGTTAATGCTATACCTCGTGCAATAAATGATTTATGGGATACAATAAAAGGGTGGGGCAAATCAATAGGAGAACAATTAGCAAGTGGTATTTATGCAGCTTATGATGTAATTAAAAAATCTGCTTCTTGGATAGCAAATATTTTTAAGAGTTTCTTGGGTTGGTTCAGTCCTCCAGAAGAGGGTCCAATGAGTACAGGTGATAAATGGATGCCTAACATGATTAAAACCTTAACCAGGGGCATTACAGACACAATGCCGACACTTAAAGGAGCGGTATCAGACATTGGCAATACGATTATGGGAATTCAGGATATTAATCCGCAACCTGTTATCGGAACTAACTTTGCAATTGGAGCTGAAAATGCCTCAAGAGGAGTGGCATTACAAAATTCAGATAATTTACCTATACAAAATAATCAGGGGATAAATGGCAATCAACAAACAATTAATATTAATCCAGGCATGATGATAGCAAGTAAAGGAGAAATAAGATCATTCGTTAGATTATTAGAAAGTTATACTGCGACTGAAAAAACTCGCACAGGGATATAAATATGAGTAGTCAAATTTCACAACCAACATTAAATGGGACACCAATACCTTATCCAGGATCAGGTACTAAAATTGAACCGATTTGGATATCAGCCGATCATACAACTATTGGAGGTAAAACCAGAAAAGAGGTAATGGCCAGAAAATACAAATATACAATGGTTTATCAGGTAATGAGCGTAACTGATTATAATGCCTTAGAGGCAATCGTAAATACACTAGCACCAGCTACTTTTATTTATGCTAAATGGCCTCAAAGTGTAAGTCCTGGCATTTCTGCTATAACTGAACTTAATGCAAGAGAACTCATTTACGGAACTGGCGATACTAATTATTGGTCTAGTGTAACTTTAGTACTTACGGAAGTGAACTCAAGAATTTAATATGGCAACTACAGCACAGACCATTGGGGGAAAAGCCAGACTTTTTCCCAGCATAGACGCACAAACCGTAATCGCAAATACGGTTAGACAAATTGGTGGCAAAATTGAAATGCAATGGGATGGAATAACTTGGACTGATGAATCCGATTATTTACTTACTGCTAAAGGAAATATAAAAATGAGTGGCGAGTTAGGAGAAGGTATTGCCTCAACTGCAGATTTTGAATTAGATAATACCACTGATAGATTTTTACCGGAGAATACAGATTCTCCTATTTATGAATATTTATTACCAAGAACAAAAATTCGTTACAGTGTTAAAATCGGTAATTATTATTTTAAATTATTTACCGGATATATAAAGGGAATTTCGCCTGATAGAAAATCAGGCATAGTTGATTTTCGTTGTTTTGACGAAACAGAGTTAGTTTTAAATGAACCTGCACCAAGAGATGCCGCTTATATCAATAAACGAGCAGATGAATTAATTACAATTTTAGCTCAATCCGCAGGTTTAACTTCCAGTCAATATGACATAGAACAATCTAATCATACAATCAGTGCTGCTTTTTTCGGAGATAGATATATTTGGCCTTTAATGGGTGAAATTGCTGTTTCAGAAAGAGGTAGGGTATTTTTTGATTATGATGGTAAATTTAAATTTTGGGCACAAGAACATATCCATAAACAACAAAATCCGATTTTTACTTTAACCAGAAATGATTGGTTAAAAAATCTTAATTTTAGTGTTGAGGAACAAGCAATTAAAAATACTATTACAGTTAAAGCAAGACCAAGAATATCAGCAGGTATTAAAGTTGTTTGGACAAATGGTGATGTTGAAATCTTAAATCAATATTCAGATACTTTAGTTTGGATACCTGCACACGATCAGCAACAAGCATATATAGATATAACTGATGATTATGGAGAATTACCTTGTACGAATTACATTCAACCAATCCCTTATACTGATTTTACCGCAAGCACAGCAGCAGATGGAATTACCAATGCAGATTTATCTCCTGCAATAGATTGTACAGCCTCAGTTCAAATAACAACTTTTATTGATTATGCTTGTTCTGTATTTATCGTAGTAAATAATTATTCTGAATATGATATTTTTTTAACTAAGTTTCAAATCAGAGCTAATCCTTTACCTATATGGAAATGGATTAAGGTTATTCAAAGAGATGAAACAAGCATTGATCGTTATGGAGAGCAAAAAATAGATTTAGAAAATGATTTTATAGATTCAGAAAGTTTTGCTCTTGAAACAGCACAAGTAGAACTTGATAGATGGAAAAATGCTAAGAATTCTTTTAAAGGTGAGATTTTAGGCATTCCGCATATTAAATGTGGTGATGTATTATCTATTGAAATAAGAAATTCTGTTTATGAAAATTACATGATTAATGAAATTGATTGGGAGGTTGATGAACAGGGATTTATACAAACATTAGGATTCGTTAATATTATTAATATACCGACACGTCAAACAGTAAATGCTTATGCTAGAATTAGTGGTACAACGATACAATCAATATCAGCACTAGCTTACATACAACCAAGAAAAACAATAACTGCTAAAGGCAATATTAAAAATAATATTAATAAAATAGTAAATGCGAAAGGAAGAATAATTAAAACATAATATGGGAACAGAAATACATACACCATCAGGATCAAGGTTACCAGGAGTTTCCTCGCCTGTTGAAATTCTCGAAATAGGCGGAAAAGGTATGCCTGTTGAATTAATTATTCGTAATGGCAAGATTTATTGTTACAATGAATCGGGACAAACCTTAATTGATAATGGAATTATTCAAACATCGGGTATAGCTGCCCGTTCTATCGCAACTACTCATCTTGCAGTTGGAGCTTCTGTTTTTACTCATAATATTACTCATTACGCAGCTAATTGTTTTGAAATTTATTTTTATGCAGGAACAATTTATTGGGCTAATGGACAAAACTTAACAACTAATGCAGGTTGGATAGAATTTTATGGGATAGCATATCTTTATGTTGAGGGAAATAATCCTTTAATTAAAGGTTCATATAATCCCTCAGATGCTACAGGTTTAAATAAAACTTTATTTGCTATTATTAAACCAGGTGCGGATTGGAGTAAATATGCAACAGTTGAATATCAAAACGGAGCGGGAACAACCATTGACGGCAGTGTAATTACAACAGGAACAGTTAATGCTCAAAAATTAAATGTTATTTCGATTGATGCTACTGGATATATAAATGCTACATATATTAACGCAGGTACTTTATCAGTTGGTGGTTCAGGTTCTATCTCGCCCAGTGCTTTATACTTTTTAGATAGTGCAAATCAAGAATTTGGCAAAGTAAATACATTAGGCTTAATTTTTCTAAATTCTAAAGGACTTATTTTACATAATGTTAATCAGGTAGGTAATCCAGGTGGATTATTTAATGATCCTGATAATTATATTTGGCTATTGGCAGGATCAGGTAACAAAATTTATTTTGGAGATACAGATAGTATAGGACAAGTCAGTATTGATCTTGCAACAAAAGTAATTCGCTGTGACGGATTAGGAAATTATTATGTAGTTGGCAGTGTTGGTTCTCATGGTAGTGTTATATTAAGAGATGCAATTGCTTTTCAAGGATCTGCAGTATATTTTATACAGAGTATATATAATTTTAGTGTAACTTTTACTGACCTTCCTCTAGTTTGGGGAACAGGATTAGGAGAAATCGTACCTGCAAAAAATTATGAAACAGGATTAAATATCGGTTATCCTTTTGCGACAAGTGGAAGTGGTTCTGTTAATATGTGGTTATCTGAGCAATACACTGCTCTTAAAAATATGCAAGTTGCCAGTGTATCTGTTTTAACAGCAAAAACAGGCACACCGGCAGGAACAATGTATGCTGAAATTCAAACAGATAGTGGAGGATTACCTTCTGGAACAGTTATTACTAATGGAACATCAGCAAGTATTAATACAAATGTAGCAACAACATATGGTACTTTCGCAATGTCTGGTTTTGTTTTCGCAACACCGCCATCATTAACAAATGGAACGATTTATCATATAGTAATCAAAACAAGTGGATTTACCAGAAATGCAGGAGTAACAGAACTTTATTTAGGAGGCAATCAGGGAGGTAGTCATACGGGAGATGCTGAAACATATGGTTCTTCTTGGGCAGCAATTTCACCTGCGGCAGTGTTATATTATAGAGTATATGAATATCCTGATAATCTAAATTCAACACAATTTGTTGAGGCAGGAGATATGTTTACTGTTATGGGAGAAGATCCGACAGTATCAAGTATTAATTTAACAATGGCAAATCCTTTTGCATTTAATCAGGGAACTCGATATGGTGCTTTAATCGGAATATTTGGAAAATTACCATGATAAAAACAATTGTAACCAGTACAAAATACAATCAAAAAGGATTAGATATTTCTCTCAATGGGAATGTAATGTCTGTAACTAAAGGTAAATTAGTATATGATAAAGAGTATAATTTCAATACCGATGTTACTTTCACAATTGACAATGAAACTGCTATAATTATGTTAATTGAAGATTTAACAACAGGCGAAGTTTTAGTTGCAGCATCTGATGGTAGTATCGACAAAACTCAATATCGCCTTATTGAAAGATTAGCTTGGAAAAAAGACGGACAATGGCAGAGACTTAGTATAGAAACTATTGTTCAAAATACTCAACCAATAGGAAAATATAATTATGAAGGTCTTAACGCAGAAAATATCAAAAAAGGTCTTACGATTCAGCCAGGAGGACAAATTAAACAGGTTTAATAAACCGTCTGGATTAAGATTAAAATATCCAAATGAAAAAAAATTAACCTTGCAGGAAAAGGTAAATATATTATGGGAGGATAAATATGGAAAATAATCAAAAAATAACTAAAATTGAATTAGAAGACATGAATGGATTAATTACCAGAGCAGTTATTCTTGCTAATCAAGAAAATATGTTAAAGTTTTTACAACATGAAAATAAAATTAACTGGGAAATAATACTTAAAAAATATAATCTTGATCCTGATGTATCTTATGATATCGATCAGGCAAAATGCTTGCTAATTCAAAATATTAAGAAGGAGAAAATAAATGATAGACCAATTCCTTAAAAATTTATTTTTAATAAAAATTTATACACCTGAACTTATTATTTTATATGTTATAGCAGGAATATTAGCAGGATTAACACGTTTAACAATTAAAAACAATGCTAAAATTGAATTTAAAAAATGGTGGGATGATGGCTCTTTAAGTGGTGCTATACTTATAGGCATAACAGGTGCGTTATTATTCGATAACAACTTTCTTTGGGCTTTTTTAGGTGGTTATTTTATAGTATATGTGCTAAGGTATATACAAAAGGGATTAGATAAAGTAAATAAAAAAGAAGTTAAATAATATGGATACATTTATTAAAAACTTAAACACAATTGAAACAGTTACCTCAATTGGAAGCATGACAGCATTAGGGATTACTGCTATAACATCCCTTTGTCTCTTTATCTTTTGGTATAAAAAAAAGGCATTATTAAATTTTCAATCTTGGGCACTACTTACGTTTATTATCAATTTTATTTTAGCCATACATTTTTCACCATTAAAAATTTTAATTAACCATGATTTAAGTATATATATTGTTAGAATTTTAATGTTTTTGCAATTTTCTACTACTATTTTTACTTTATTTAATTTATGGAGAATTTCTGAAAAGTTTGTACCTAAAAATTTAGTTAAAATAAAAATAATACCTAAAAAAAGGAATCTTCTTGCTAGAACAATAGCCTTATATTATGCGTTTAAAACAGGTGGAAATGATAAAAAAAGCACTAAAAAGATTAGAAAAGCTATTAAAAAGTCTCTTTTATTAATATAAATTATCATTATGATAGATATTAATTATAAATCACAATGGGATAATGATGCTACAGGCACAATAAATGACTGTGGACCTACCTGTATTGCAATGATTTTAAATTATTATGGTGAAAAGACAACTACTGATGAAATATTCAAAAAAACAGGAGCATCAGTCAATACTCTCATTAATTTTCAACAATTATACAATGCAATATCATTTTATGGGTATACATACGAATTGATAAGAAATTCTAACCCGCAAAAAATCAAAGAACTAATAGATAAAGGTATCCCGCCTATTGCACTTATTCATTATGGTGATTTATCGTCAAGACAAGACCCTTATAAAGGAGCACATTTTATTGTATTGAGTGGATATAAAGATGATGGATATTTTGCAGAAGATCCTGATTTTTATGCCAACCGCAGAAATGAGGGACACCAACATTTTTACATTAAGAATGAATTTGAAAATGCCTGGAAAAATTGCTCTTTAGACGGAAATCCTGTAAACTCATTACTAGTCATTTATCCAATGGCAACTAATATGATTTCTGAGTTCTTAACTAGTAAAGGATATGTTTGGCCTGAGGCACATTTAGACGTTGTTAAAGCATTATATGAATCAGATCAAAAATTAAAAAGTGGTAACTATATTCTTAAAACAGACTCAGATAAAAAAAAGGCTGAATTAACTAAATTTTTAGCGGATAGTTTTAATGAAAAATTGGAAACAGAGAAACAAATCCTTGAAGAAAATTTCAACTTAGAAAAGAAAAAATTGGAAGCACAAAAATCTATTGATATTAAATTAGCAGTCGACAATGCGGTTATGATTAATAATCAAACGTGGCAAGATCAATTACAAGATTGTGTTAAAATGAAAGATACAAATGAATATAAATTTGCTTTATGGATTTATAAATTACTACATAAAGGAGGTGAAAAATAAATAATATATGGCAGCACCAACATTAACAAGTCCAAGAGGACAAGAATCTAAGTATTTTTATCGCAAAGATACTTTTGGAGATGCAGGAGTACCGTCTAATGGCTATAACTTGCCACAAAATGGTGAAACAGAAGATACAGGCGATCTAGCTGGCACAGACGATAGAGAAAACGTAACTGCTGGAACTGTAACAGCTCTTAATGCTGATCCTCAAGGTAAAACTGACATTGACGCAGGAGCGGGAGTACATAACGTCAATTTAAGTTATAATCCAATCACGGATCATTTTAAAATCATTGAGGGTGAATATGTTTTGTAAAAGTTTTAGAGGAGTAAAATTATGTCAGAAGGTTTATCATTATTATTAGGTTTATTTTTACCACCAATTGTGGAATATGTAAAAACGAAATTTGCTAATAACAAAATCGTTAATTACTCAATCACATTAACTTTGTGTGTAATTATAGGAATTGTTTCTACATTAATTGAGGGTAAATTCAACACGTCTGATTTGGATACGATTGTAGGTTCAGTCGGCAGTGCATTAATTGCGACACAAGCAGTTTATAATTTTTATTGGAAGCCGAAAAAACTTGACACTCGGTTTGAAACGTATATTGCTAAAGTCAAGTTATAAATGAACTTTAAGTGTTATTTTTGCGGATGGTGTTGTAAGATAGAAAAATATTCCTCACAGGAAGAATTTGTATTGGCAAAAAAAGCACTCGAGAAATTAGGCATAGAACTACATGGTATTAAAATGCCTACGGGAATGATTTTATGGGATACACCATGTCAGGCTCTAGGGTTCACTAATAATAAGGCAACTTGCCTAATTTATAATCAAAGACCATATCCCTGCAGGCAGTTCTTATGCGGTAAGCAATCCGAACAGGACACCAGACCATTTATAGACGAAACCCACTACGACATGCAATATTTTAAAGAATTATTAAAAAATCCAGAATACGCCAAAATCAAAGAACAGATAGAGGATAAGGCTGCAAAATGGGCTAATACTCACGGCTGGAAACTGAAGAAAGTTTAAAAGTATTCAGAAGTGTTTGAGTTGTTTTTTGCGACTAAAGATGGTTTTTTTGATTTGTTCTACTTGTGACTTTCTAATTTCACCGGCAGGATTTTTAAGGATTATTGGATCGTGTATTCTTTCTGCTTTATCATCTGTCTCATTTTGTTTATGCCATTCAAGTGATCGTTTTCTATTCGCCTTTATAAGACTTGCACCCTCAAAATCAATCGAAGCTTTATTAGTATCGAGAATACCAAAGTACTCCGGCTTTGTCATTTCACGACCATTTTGCATTTTAAAATCAGCATTAGTACATTCTAATACTCTATCGGTTGCTGTAATTAATCTTTCTTTCATATAATTATTTTATCAAAAAAGAACTAATATTTAAAGAGTTATCAAACACATTTCAAGCAACTTTGCCAAATATAATATCCTTAGGTAAATTAAGTTTCCACGTTGCCCACATTGATGCAAACCAACAATGGCTATCTTTATTATTCGGCGTTTCAAAATTCAGTCGTTTATTTAAAATAATTAACTGTAATCCCTTTACCCACTGTGCTTGCCGTCTGGCTGTTTCTAACGCAGCCAACGGTAATAATAAAGCAAATGGTTTACCTAATTCATAAGACCGCTCTATCCACTCATTCTTTTTAGAAAACGGCGGATTAGTAATCGAACAATCCCAATTATCAGGTTCTGATAAGAAATAATCACCACCAGTTAATATATCACTCGAGTTGACCTTGTAGCCTTGATTAATCATCTCACGAACCAGATTGCCCTTACCACACGCATTACCCAGTCTTTAGGTATAGCAACGGATTCAAAGCATACGCAGGTGTCTGGAACGAATTGTCATACTTTCTAGATATTGGTAGCATATTTACGGAAATAATTTCTATCAACTTTAAACTTCACTGTTACAATTTTTATTTTGTAACCTTCTTTTATCATTTCTAACGCAATTTTAATCTGATCATTAGATAATTTTCTTTTAGGGGCTTGAAGCCCCATTCGATAAGCATGTAATTGATTTTCACTTTGTGAAACAACTTCAAGATTTGAAGATATATTTTCTTTTTTATTCCCACTTTTATGATTAATGGTCATTTTCTTTCTATCATACTTTTGAATAAAATGATCTACTACTAATTGGTGAACAAAATGTGTCTTGCATATACCATACTTTGAAAATCTCACACTCAGGTATCCACGACTAGAAGGTGCTGGTTTCAATATTCTTTCTTTACGTATAATAAAAAAAGAATGTC